CTTCTCACCGCCGCCCGCTCCGCAACAGTCCACAGTTTGTTCGGCCCGAACACGTTGAGGAACCCCGACTGCATATCCTTCGGGATCGGACCGGGCAAATCAAACCAGTCCGTGTCGGTCACGCAGGTGTAAAAGTTTTCTCCTGAAACAAGCATGAGCTGCATTTTCTTACCCTTCGGTGTGTTGTCAAATGGGGTGCCGCCGGAACCGGCAGGGTTGGTGGCCGTGAAGTAGGGGACCGGATCGACAGGCACACCATCCTTGCGAAGCTCGAAATGTAGGTGTGTTCCGGTCGACCGTCCGGTGTTGCCCATGATGGCGATAACCTGCCCCATGCGGGGGGTGCCCGAGCCGACGATGTACTGGGAAAGGTGGGCGTAGATTCCGGCCCAGCCGTCGCCGTACCCCTGCACAATAATGTTTCCGTAGCCAGGGTCTATCCACCCGGCAGGGCTGACACTGACACCGGAAGCGCCCGCATACAGAATGGGTGCCCCGCCTGCCGCGTAAATGTTCAACCCACTACCCGACCCAAAATCGACCCCCCGATGGGAGGGCGAACCCGGCAACGCAGGGGGTGCACCGAACGGGTTAGTGACACGACCATCTGACGGCCGAACAAGTTGCAGGGCCATGACTAGATGTGCCCGTAGAAACGGATACGCCCACCCGACAACGTTGCCAACCCCGTCAAAGTGAACAACACACCATCGTAGGCAACCGTTTGGGTGTGGTTCCCAACCGACTGGATCATCTGAACAATTGATGCACCATCATCATCGTCAACCCCACCATCAACGAACCTAGTTTTTTCGGCGTTCGCCAACCTGAACAGTTCGATTGTGCGGGTTCGGTTGCGCCGCGACCCTGTGTAGCCGTGAGTGAACGATGTGCCTGTTGCGAGAGTTTGGGTGCCCGAGTCGGTAAACGCTTTCGTCAGGTACGAGCTGGCGGTCGCATTGGGGGTGCCCGCCAACGCCAGTTGCCATGTGTGAGAACCTGCCGTCGAACCCTGATATTCGATCACCGCAACAATCTTCTTGAACACAGCAAGCGCCGCCACCGTCCCCAACGTTGCCCCAACCGATGTGACCGCACCCGAGAACGAGATCGCCCCGTCAGCATCAATCGCCCGCGTCCCACCCGCACCCAACAGAGTCGTGGCTGTGATCGGGACAGTCCCGCCGCCCACAACCGCCGCCCACGCAGACCCATTCCAACGCAATGTGATCTGCGAAGACAAATCCAAAGCAAGCTGATCGGTGAGGGCCGTCGTCCACAAGTTCATTTCAGTTGTGTTGCGGAACGGAACCTTCCCCGAGTCCGAACTCGTAAATGGTGAGGTCTGTGTGATCGTCACACCCGCACCATTCGTTGCCACAGCACCCGCCGCAACCGTCGCCCGACCAATCTCAATCGCCCCCGGAAACGCCGCCAACGATGGTGCAACCGGCACCGCTGCCGCCGTCCCCTGAACAACACCAATCACCGGAACCGAATCAACCCCATCAAGAGTGAACTCACGGTTCCACCAATACACAATGTCAATACGCGAGTTCGAGCCCGGTGCAGCCGTTGTCGCCAGCGAGGCGATCGTCCCATCATTACCACCAAGGACCGCACCAGCCGACGCCGACCGTTGTGTGGCACCCTCGAAGGCGATCACCGAATAGGCCATACCGCCGGTGCCACCAATAATGTTTGCGTTGCCCGCATAGAACAGACCGGGACGGATCACAAGAGGGGTTGTTGTTTTGGTCAGACCTGCCGCCAGACTCAGTTTGAACGCAAGCGGAGTCGTCACCCCTACAGCGTTGCCATAAATTCCGGTTCCAACGTAAGCAGGCATAATGATCTTCCCTCTTCTAAAAGTGGACGGATTGGTCTATCGTGTGGTTATGAGAAAATCTGTGATAGCAGCACAAGTGGGCGTTGTTGCTCTGCTGGTCGGTGGGATGGCGGTGGGCGCGTTCGCCTTCACCGCACCAACCCCAGAGCCCGCTGTGAGCACGGTCACTGTTGGGACTGTCGAGCCGGGAGGGTTGACCACCCCAACACCAGAGCCGACCATTACACCTGTGCCGATTGTTGAAGCACCCGTTATCGAACCCGCCCCAGTCGAAGCACCAGCAGGGCCAACACTGTGCCCTGACGGGTGGTTCCCGAACTCTGTTGATGGTGCGGGGAACGAAAGCAACTGCGCCCAAGGGCAAGACGATCAACCGTGTGTCGCTTACGACGACAACAACAACTGCACCGCCTACTACAAACCCTAAAAACCTGCCGCATCAAGTCGGGACTCGAGCCCGTCCAGACGTTGCTGTAAGTGTTTCGCTGCTTCGATGGCAAGCAACCCTAGAAGCTCGTAGTGGATACCGACCGGGCGGGGTTCACCAATCCGTTCCGGCTGACCCACCAACACCGTTACAGGTTCGCCCGACACGGGATCGACAACAGGTAAACCCTCACCATCGAGCACCGGTTCGAGGGCTTGCCGAACATCCCACTCGTACATGACAACCTGCCACAGCCCCAATTCGTGCAGCTCTTCCGCGATGGCCCCAAACTCGGTGGCAACGTGGTAATCAGGGTCGTCCTTCTTCTTCTGCACCTCGGCCCGATAGTTGAACAGGCGTGGTGCGATCGACAACACGGCGAGCGGGTCAATGTTTGCGTCCCGAATCTTTGCCTTCTTCGTTGCCGACGATGACGCCCACCCAAGCAACCCATCGTTACCCAACCATGCGCCCCGGCGCGTGTAGGTGATGTCGAACCCGTAACCAGCGGGGGTTAGGAAGTAACCCGAGGTGCTGATGTTCCCGCTCGCGGCCATCGTTGTGCCAGCGGTGATACTGCCAGTCGTCGTGATCGAGGAAGGGTTCAACAGTCCCGCAAGAATGTCGTTGATCTTCTTGAGACTTTCCGCAACCTGCGAACCTGACGGACGCTCCAACTCGTTCAGCCGTCGCACACACTCACGGATCAGCTCGATCAGTTGATCCAACCCGTCACCGGGGGGCGAATTGTAACCGGGCATCAGTTGATCGGCTCGAACGTCAGATTCACAGTCTTACCTTCCGCATCCCCGGACCTGCCGGTAATTCGCATAATGTACGGTTCCGTTTTCGACGGCAGATACAGGTCACTAATGACACGCACCTCCGCAAAGTCGCCCGCCCGAAACGCTGACAGGAACGGTTGCACCGAAAGGTTATGGGTGAACTTCCACACCTGAGTTGGCAGTTTCCCGCGCCCTACCAACTCATCCGAATACGTTTGCAACGTCGCAAGAATCTGCACAGTCGAGCGGGACGAGTCCACCAAATCTAGGAGCGGATACCCTGCCGCCGTCAACATCGGATCGGTGGACACAGACACCAACGCCTTATCGGTGGAACGCCCACCAGACGCGAACGCCTGCGAACCCATCTTCAGCCCATTGACACTCACGGTCAGGTTCGTTACCGAAGACTTATCGTTCCCCACATAGAAGACCGCCCGCTGGAGAGAAGAAATCAGCGGCACGGTTGGTGTACCAATCTCCGCCACCCACGAAATACCCGTTTTGTCGCTCAACCACTGAGGGGTCAAACGGATCTCAGGCCCACCCACAACCTGTGTCAACTCACGGACCCGCTCGAGCACCGACGCCACATCGGACCCCCGGTAGGCGCGCTGCGAAGTCCCCGCAATGATCGACGGCAAAGTGAGGGGCACATTCCCGGACGGCCACGACAAAGCCTGTGTGAGCAGACCCACGATGATGCCCTGCAACGACCGCCGCGTGTCCGTCGCATTCACAACCCCAGATACAACACCATCATCGACCGCCCAATACTGGGTGTTCGTTGTCGCATCTGTCGGCAACCGACCAGACAACACCGGCAGGACGGCGCGGTGGTCGAAGTAGGACAACAGGCCAGCACCACGCAGGGTTAGCTTCCCGCTGTCGCGGTTCCAATCGTGATCCCAGATCGGCCCGGCCTGCAGGATGGTGTCACCATCCGCGACTGCTAGGAACGCTTTACCGACCGCCGCCGCATTGAACAAGCCAAGACGTGCCACAGCAGGGTTCCGCAACGACACCGTACAGGACATCGACCCGGCATCATTCACCCCAGCCGACCACGAACCAGCCAACGGCGGCAACTGCACAATCCGCTTACCCGTCAACAAGTCGCCTATGAAGAAGTCGGGCATTACCAGAACCCGTCCGCAATAGTGAACGCTGCTGTGGGTGAACCGGACACACCACTGATCGGGTTGAACTGCACCTCGACGGACTCGCCCGGCCCCACCGAGAAGAACTCGTACCGGGTCAGAAACCCGGACCCATCCGACAGCCCATCAATCAGAGTTTCCCCTGTGCGGAAGTTCACTGAGACGGTCGACCCGTCAGGGACAACACGGTCATACCTGACCACCTGCCCCGTATCCAAACGTTGCACAAAGAACCCGGTGGTCAACCCACCGGTGACCAGCAGCGACGGCCACACACGCGCCTTGCCCGCATTGGTGAGAGTGACCCGCCCGAGGTTGCCGTTCACCCCGAAATGGAGCAACCCGCCCGCACCACCATCGAACAGGTTGAACTCCAACCCACCCCCAGCAGTCGGTGGACCTGTGCTCAACGTTCTGGGGAGCCCATACTTCACAGGGTCACGCGCGGTCATTTGTAGCACATACTCGGCAAGCCCATCAGCGATCGGCTCAATATCGTTTGTGCGCACCGACACCAAACAAGACAAGGTGCCCTGCTCATCGGTGACCGTAAACGGTGACGGCTTCCCATCCGACTGCAAAGCCGCAAACGTTGACCACACACCAGTGATCGCCGCATCAGCAGACACCGAACTGAGCAGCCCGTTGACGGTGATGGTGCGTGCCGACTTGTAAATGACGCTCACGGGGGAGGCTCCATCCGAGGTCGGGTTATCGTCCGTGTCATCACGTTTCGGAGGCCCAGAATACCACCCCCGCATTGTTGCCAACGTGTTAGCAGACGTGTCATCAATAGCGAACGACAACCCCCCGATGCTTGCCACGATCGCGGTCATCGTGTTGCCATCACAGCCTGCAACCGTTGGTACACACGCTCAGCCGCAACAGCCGAATCCTCAGCAACCACGTTCATGTTGATCTCCGTGCTGTTCGTTGTCGAGGCTGAGGATGAGAAACCGTTGAACCCCAACCGTGCCAACGACTCGAGGGCGTAGCCAATGTTCTCCCGCTCCATGCCCGGCTTCGGGCTGATATACGTTTCCCACGGCAGACCGGTTTCAGCGAACTTGTGAATGTTCTGCCCGCCCGCAAAAATACCTGACGGGAACGACATGCCACCGTTGGCGAAAGCCTTCACCCCGCCCTCGTAAAACCCGCCGTTTTCGTTACCTCTAGTGCTGGGCGCGCCAAGCACAAGCCCGCGAGAACTGATCTCATTCAACGTGTCCCGAATCGCGTTGATACGGCGTTGCGCCTCATCCGTTTCGATCGTCACAGCAGTATTCACATTCGCGGGGATCAAACCAAGCTGATCCGCGTAAGCATTCGCCGCCTCACCAGTGATCCCGTACTGTGCGAGCTGTGCAATCAACGCATCCCGGCCAGCCTGAACCGCTGCCGTCGCATCCGTCTCGCTACCCGTCTTCTCAAGGATCGCCGCCGACGCCTCCAATGCGGCCGACGCGAGATCGTCAAGACTCGATTCGTTCGCACGCCCAGCCTCCGTGCTCACATCAAGGATCGCCCCGTTATCAATCACAGACTGGGAAGCATCATCAATCGCCGCCTGGAACTGTCGTTGCGCATCCCGCACATCCAACGTTGCAGAACCGAACCCACGAATAATGTCAGCCAACCCACTGATCTCATCACCCGTCGCCACCGACTGGCCCTCAAGGATTGCAAGGGCATCCGCATTCTCATCAACCGAATCGGTGCTCTTCCCGACCGCCGCTTCCTGATCTTTGAAGTCCTTCTGGGACTGCACAATCTGACCGTTCAGATCCCGGATCTGCGTGTTCGCATTCGACGCAGCAACACCCGACCCATTGAAGAAGTCCACAATGTTGTTACGGTCGGTCAGCTTGTCCTGAATCTCCTGAAGCGCATCGCCACCCTCAATAACAGCATCAGTGAGTTCGCGTTGGCTGAACCCGGCCAGTTTCGCCGCCTCGAAGGCACCCGACTCGGCAAGTTTTTTCGCCACAATCTCGCGCGTGTAATTCGTCAGCGCACCCGTGGTCGCGTCGAGGGACTGTTTGAACTCGTCCGTGTTCGCAGCAGCCTGCGCTGCACGCTGAATGAAAAACCCAATAATGAGTGTTGCGGCACCGACCGCCGTACCCACCCCAACAATTCCGCGAGCAGCCGCACCCGCACTAATGTCCATCGCTGTAAGGGCAACCTTCATCGCCGCAAACTTTGGTACAGCAATCAACGCCGCCCCACCCGCAAGAGCCACCGACGCAGCCACCACACCCACAGCAAGCCCAGCATCCAACACCGGCTGCGGCAACCCACCCAACACATCAACAAGGAACGTCACCGATTGTGTGAGCGTTCGCAGCGAACCGTTCGCACCGCTGCCCGACTGGATCAGGGCAGTGTCGAACGCACCACCCAACTTCTCAAGATCGCCCCGCAAATTATCGAGACGATCAGCGGCAACCTTCGCCGCAAACCCCGAATCATTGGTTTGGTCAATGTACTTCTGGATACCCTCAGCACCCAACTCGTACAGGCGGTTTGAGGCACGCACCGCGTCCGTACCGAAGATGATCGCCTGCGAAGCGCTCCGCTGCTCCGGGGTCAAATCTTTCAGCGCGTCCTGTAGGTTGCCCGCAAAGTTGGCGATACCGATGAACTCGCCCTGAGCATCAAACGCACTAATGCCCAGCCGCTTCATCTCCTTCTCAGCTTCACCAGAAACAGGAGTCAGACGTTGAAGGGCGGACTTGAACGAAGTACCAGCATCCGAACCCAACAGGCCAGCATCAGCGAACGCCGCCAACGTGCCAGTGGTTTCTTCAATGCTCAAACCTGTAGCGTTCGCCACCAAACCGGACTGCGCCAACGCTTGCGCCAGATCCTCAACATCACCGACCGCTTTACCGGCACCAGCGGCCAACAAATCCGCAACCTTCGGAACATCCGAACCTGCAAGGTTGAACTGCTTGACAGCGACAGCGGCAATCTCGGCTGCACGGCCCACATCCAACTGACCTGCCGCCGCCAACGACAACGCACCGTCAAGGCCACCACCAAGAATTTGCGATGTCGTCAACCAGGCTTTACCAAGTTGCTCAATCGCCATCGCAGCCTCGGTGGCAGTGAAGACTGTCGCCCCGCCCGCCTCAAGTGCCGCCTGACGAAGCAACACCATGTCTGCTGTGGTCGATTGGGTTGCCGCTTGCACGTTCGACATTGCCTGATCGAACTCCGCAAACTTGTTCACCGCAATGAGGATGCCTGCGGCCACAACCGCGCCGAAGACGATAGCGGAACGCCCTAGACCTTCGAAGGCGGCACGTTTCTGTGCAAGCCTTTCCGCCTCAGTACCGACAAGACGGGTCGAGTTTGCCGCCCGCTCCATCCCTGCGATGTAGTTCGTAACCTCAGCAGTAAGAGTTACCCTTGTGTTCCTAGTGACCATCCCGCAGACCGCCAATCAGTTTCTTAGTCGAACGGGTTAGGTGCGCCAAACTTTGCGAACCGGGAAGTACATCCCATTCGCCGACTCGTCATCACGCAACGTCGCCCGATGCACTTGCTGCGCATTCAAACGGGCACGTTCAGCCCAATCAACATCCGGGGCCGGACCTGCCGCATAGGAATACTTTGCGTCAGGGTTTGCCGGGTTCGCATCAGCCGAGGTGGCCTCATCCAGCGGGTGACCGTGCGACCCGATGCCCGCCTCATAGTCGCGGGACGCAATCAACCAATCAACATCAGTCAGCGACCACTCCGGGTCAGACACAACCCGAGCACCCACAGGCACCCACGACCACGGCTTCCACCACGACCGAGCGAACAGATACGTGATCGTCTTCGACGGTTCCCACCCACCTAGCCGGCGAGGGGAAACCCCCAACTCTCGCGCTAAACGGAGTTCGGTTCTGAGACGACCAGTGATGCTTTTTTTAGTGCAGCGACCTTCTGCTGCGGTGCCCACTCATTGAGTGCCCACACCGCATCGACAATCCGTTCGAAGTCATGCCCGGACAGAACATTGTCGGCAAAGATTGCCCGCCACTGCTCAGCCGTCAACTTCTCCGGTCCCCCATCAACAAGACGGACACCCGTCTCTGCCGATATTTCGATCGCCGCCGCATGAAAGTTGTACCCGTAACTGCGGTCAATAGGGGTGTCAATGCGCATCGGGTTTCGGGCACACACAGCGGCCCACCGTTTCCCGTCAGCACGCGAAAACTGTAAAGTCACCAGCTCCCCGCCGATAACAACATCGATCGGGTCACTGGTTGGTGCTGGGGCTGCTTTTGCGGCCTCGAGCAAATCATTCAAAGAAGTCATATCTCCACCGTTACCCCACCGGAATAAGATGCCGTTGCGGGTGCCCGGTGGGGAACACCCGCAACGAACTCGTTACGAGATCAGCGTCTGCGATGCCAGATACGAACCCGGCACCACAAACAAGGTTTGCGAGATCGTCTGGAACCCATCCGCAGTCGCAGCATCCTTACGCTGACGACCACAAACGATCGTCACCTGATCCGCCGTCTGCCCCGAGGCGAAGTCGGTCGAGTTCGCCAACGAGTCACGGATGAGCAGCTTGAAGCTCGTACCCTGAACCATGAACGGGCGGGCCACATCAGAACCGCTGCCGTACACAAACTTGATAACGATCGGCCCGAACTTGGTTGTGCCCGCCACTGACCCTTCCTGACCGAGCGTCAGACGCTTGTCAGGAACCTCAGCCTCAACGATTGGGAACGACCAACCATCAGGGGTCAGCGAGTAAGTCAGCAGTCGCGCGGTGCCACCGTTTGCGATAGCTGCGGATAGTGCGTTTGATGCGACAGGTACAACCGCAATGCGGAGGTTGTCGGTGGTCTGTAGAGACCCCGGAGTTGGTTCAACGGCCATGATTATTGCTCCTTAACAGGCGATTCCACCGGACTAATAGGGGGTTTCCTGCGCCTGTATTGGCTCAGGGGTTCCGCCACAACGTGACGGAAGATTAGGGGGTCAGGCGAGGGTGGAAACCCACGTCAGTTCGACCGTGTTATAGATCAGCGGCGGGGTCACATCGTTGTCAACCTGTGTCGGCATCGGTGAATCCCACATCAGATGGGAACCCTTCTGCCCGGTCACATCAACCTGAATCGGCACACCAAGGGCAGAAACGAACTTGAGCTTCACCAGCTCGGCCACAGTCTGTGCGTTGTCGTATGAGGTGCCAACAATGTGCAACACAATGCGGGGCGCGAATTGGGTTAGCGGTCCCATGAACCGGGGGCGGCTGTCTGTGCCGTCTGCCGGCTGCACAACAACGTACGGGGCGATCGCGGTCACAGCACCAGCCGCGTCCCTAGGGGCCACCAGCTTGAACGTCTTAGCTGCGAGCGCCGGGATCGTTTGAATACGAGCCACAACCGCGTTCGTGTGAGACAACATTTACAGCCTCACCATCTTCTGTGCCTGCTCGAGCGCAATCTCGAGACCTTTCACGAAGTCGCCCTGATTTTTCTGCAACGACGCAAGCCCGTACCCACGACCTGTGATAGTTGGTGAACCGTACTCGGAGATGCCACCAAGCGGTCCTTGGTTTCGTGCAAGATCAAAACCGATCTCTGAATCGATTGTGCGCCCGTCAGACTTCACATCAAACCCGAGCGCGAAGGGCAGCGCCGGGAGCGTCGCGGAACCCTTGAGTGGTTCCTGCCAGTCCCGCTTTATTTTGAGCGACGTGATCTCTACGGCTTTGCGGATCAGCGGCCCGGCAGTGTTCGGGACGGTGGCAAGGTCGGCCACCAGTTTGTTGATGTCGGAGAAGTCGAAGCTCACACTGTCAGCCATTAGGAAACCTCCACCACCGGGAACCGGCGCGCAGTCACATAGGTTCCCGCAACCACCCCAGCAATCCGCAACTTCCGGCCAACCCTCGACACATCCAACGGGTTAGCGGTGAACTCCCACACATCATCCGCCCGCACATCCCCAGAACCCACCGCACCCAACGGCAGAGACAAGATCGCCCGCTGGTCGATGATCTGCGCGCCCGGAACAGACGACACCTGCGGGGAAGCCTCCCCCTGCCGCACTTTCCCCGGACCCGTGTAGATAGTGACCAGAACAGGGGTTTCCTGCAACGTGATCGGATCTGTGACGCTCGCACCCGTCTGCCGGCGGATAACACCCAACGTCCCCGACGCAGCAATAAGCAGGTCGGCCTGATGCCGCCCCAACCTTGTCCCCAACAGCAAGACTCATCGTGTCGTCACCACATGCGAACTGCGGGCACCGAACTGTTCACGCAACAACGCAATGTTCCGATCCGACAACGTAATACCAGTCATCTCGCCCGCGTCCGCAAACGCCGCTTTGAAATCATCAATCGCCACCGAACTGAGCCCACCAACAGTGAGGCCGAGACCCTGCTCGAGCGGAACCAACACTTGCGAGACGAGCACGCACGTCCACCGTTTCAACGACTCCGGTGCGACCGCATACCCATACGTGAACGTGATCGTTACCTTCTCGTCCGAGCTGAACGACAGGATGTTGTCCCGCCGCGTAAAATCTGAGTCCTCAACCAAGGTGACTGCGTTACGTGTGATCGTGCCAACCGAGATGAGAGGCGGGTTCGGTATATCAACGCGCCCCCCATCCGGCCAAGCCGTGAACGTGGCTGTGGCTTGCGGGTACACCTGCAAACCCAGCACATCATCACGAAGGTAGGTGGACGCATTCTCAAGCAACTCTGTGATCCACGTGCGTTCCCCGACCGCAAAAGTACGGTTCAGGACCAGCTCAAGATCCGTGTATAAAGCGAATGCGACCACCATGACCCCCTACGGAAGTTGGAACGCGGCAATAGCGCCGGTCGTTGAAGCGGCAACGGTAACCACAATGGTTCCGTTGGCCTTCACAAACCGTGCCGACTCGATAACAACCCACCAGATTTCGTCCTGCGCCAAAGACTGGGTGAGCGCACCCTGCCCTGCCGCGTCAGCAGGAGGATTGGCACCCGCCTGAATGGTAAACACCTTCGCACCAGCGAACGTGTTCGTGAAACGGATCACCAGCTTCGAAGTTGCCTTCGTCGGAGTGATGACGTGAGTGTCGGCGGCAACAATCGCCGTACCGGCAGGATTCGTGAGCGGCGTATTCAGCGCCAGGCTCGTAATCGGAATGGCGGTATCAGCCATGATATTTCTCCTTCTAAATCTTGTTGAATAATCGGATGGTAGGCCGGGACTTGCTGCCCCGGCCTACCCGTGGATCAAGTGATCGAAGCGACCAGTGTGGCAATACCTGACGGGCGCACAAGCTTCGCACCAAACAGGTTGAGTCCCTTGATTGCTTCCGAGAAAGACGACTCCGGGCGGAACGGCTCAACCTTGTTGATCTGCGAAGCGAACGTGATAGCGCCCGTGTAACCGGCAGAAATCAGGTAGTCGTCACCGGTAACGAGAGTGACGTTGTTCGACACAAAAATGTCAAACCCGAACGCACGGCCAACCTGACCATTGCGCAGCGCCTCAGACGTACCCGAGTCGGAAACCGAAATGAAGTTGTTCGACTGGAGCAGCAGGCCGTGATACCACGGGGTGACAATAACGTAACGCCCCTGGTTAGGGACGTTCGCATTGTCAAGTTTCACCTTGAGGTTCACAAGCCCCGTGACGGCAAGCGCAGCCGAGGTGATTGCCGTGGTGGTGATCTTGTTCGCCGCATCCGCACCCGTGTACAGGGCCGCAACATACAGGTCAGCAACATCAGCAAGACCATACGCCGACTCGAGAGCAGCCTCGGTCATCAGACCGCCACCGTTCTGAACCTGCGCCATATCCACATCATCAATCTCAAACGCGAAATAGTTGGCCTGGTTGATGAGCAGCGTGCGCTCAGCGTCCGTCAGGGTCTCGGGAACAATCGCGGTGACGTTCTTCGTGTACGCCGCGATCGTCGGACGGGAAATGGAACGGATACGAACACTGTCACCAGTCTGTCGAATCTCGCCCTCGTAGTTGCGGTTCACGGCAGTCGGTCCAGCGAACACAAGAGCCTTCTTGAGAGAAGACTGAAGTTCGCGGGCGAAGACCGTAACCTGAGAATTGGTAAGCGCCATGATGGCTCTCCTTCATTGGTTAGGTTTTGATACCGAGAAGTCGATTGAGCTTCCCGGCGGCTTTTGCTGCCACCGTTTCGTCATCTGTTGCACGGTCAAGGTCGGCTTCCGTCCATTGCGAAACGGTGTCGGACTTCCCCTTCGCCCCTTGATCGGCGTCCCCGTCGAAACGGTTCTGCTTCACAACGGCAAGGTGAGGTTTACGTGCCAGAAGATCGGTGATCGCATCAGTGAGTGCGTCGGAATCGGTGTCACCGTCATCAGTTACGGTGAACTCGGACAAGTTGATATACAGGGAGGCATCCGCAGGGTCAGCAAGTTTGCCGGTAGCGGCAGCTCGCAGATCGGCCCGCAGAATACGTTCGTTGGCTTTCGTTGTCGCCTCAGTTCGCGCCTCAGCCCTTGCGGCCTCGAGCGCTTGTTCCTCAGCAGGTTTGTCCTTCAACGCAGCAGCCGACCGGAACTGTTCAAGTTCGGTAGCTTTCGCGCGAGCGTCTGCCCTTGCGGCATTCCGTTCGGCTTTCATCGCGTCGAGGGCTTTCTTGCCGGCATCACCAAGATCGGCGGTGCCATCCTCAGCCTGCGTTTCGGCAGACTCATCAACTTGTGTTTCGTCCGTTACCGTTGCGGTTTCGGTGGTGTTGTCATCCGACATAAGGGAATTGCTCCTTTGTGGTGTGCAGCATTGCGCTGCGGGTTCCTCCGCCATAGGAGCGGGGAAGATTAGAAGGCGTGTACTAAAACACGCGGACGCGACCTCAGAAACGCCGGTGAATGGCGCGAGGATCGATTCTAAGAGGGGTTACCCCCGATATGGGACAAGTTCACCACCCGCTATTTGCGGGCACCCAAACAGGCAAGTGTCGAAACCGTGTTCTAGCCGATATATCCGTACCGGACCAACAGTTCCCGGTAACGCACCGGATCATTACCGGCCATCACTGCAATTTGTTCGGGCATCAAACGGATCGAGGTCGTCCGCCGGTAACGCCCACCCCTCGCAGCCGACAACGTAGCGCGACCCTCAGCACGAGCAAACGCACCCCGCGCCGTCGTCCCCTCCGTTGTAGCGAACACCTGCAACGGTGAACCATCAGCCTTCACGCCAATCGTCACCCGCTGCAACCGGTTACCCGCACCCGGCAACACCGGCACATTCCGGCCACCCGAATACCCAATACCCGACGCACCCCGCCGAGCGTTCACAACCGCCTGCGCGTTCGCACCATTACGGATCGCCTCAGCACCCGCATTCGTAAAAATGCGGTTCTGCTCCGACCGCGACAACGACTCAAAATAGTCATCCGGGCCAGCGAAAAACCCTGCCGGCGGTTCACCCTCATCAGGCAACGGAAACGCAGTACACCGACAACGCGGGTGCCGCAGGAACGGGGTCGAGTTCGAGTTCTTCCCAGCCAACACAGCACACCGCGAACATGCCCCAGGATTCAACACCCGCACATACCGGGTCCACCGTTTCCCCGCAGCCGCAACCGAATCCGCTTGACGACCAAGATCATGCACAGCCGAACCGATCAGCGTAGCTAGAAACCCGGCACCCGCCTCGAACGCGCGAGCCCCAGACAAACCACGGCCCGTGAACGTTTTCGTTGTTGTCACAGCCGAGAACAAAGCCGGGCCAAGCTCACGCCCATCAGCCATAACCCCGCCGAACATTTCCGGCACAATCCTCACTGGCGGGTTCACCCCGTACTCACGACCGACCGCATTCACATACGGAACCGCCTGCCGTGCCGCCGTCACCTGAGCAGCCGCAACTACCGTCGTCAGCTCGCGCCCATGAACAGCCCACCCCAAATCCAACTCCTGCGGATCAATACGCCGCCACACCCGCAGCCCACGCACCGTCGCCAACCGGGCGATACGGTCACGCCTCAACTGGTGAGCAGCAGCGATCTCAAACGGTGGCATCGGCAGGGATGCCGTTCATATCATCCTGCACAGCCTCCTGAACACCCAAACCCAGAAGGGCCGCATCCTCAGCTTCCTTCATCGCCAGAATGCGCGGAATGTCCAACGCCTCCACACCATCAAGTTCCATCAGATACTCGAGCGGATACCCAATCGACTTCTTCTTCACAAGCATGTCCGCAAGTTGAGCCTCGGAACGAATCTCCGGGTTCATCCACGTCACCTGACCGAGCCGAACCTCACGCGCCAAAGCCTCATCGCCCATCGCCAAAGCGATCAGCCGGTTCACTTCACGCAACGCTGGTGCGGCGAACGATTGGAACTCGAGAACCTTCTTGTTCAACCCAATCTCGGAAGCTTTCAGCCCTTCACCGTTCACGTTCGACATGCCCACTTTTGACACAAGGTATGTCGGGGGGGTGCGTGTTTGTGAAGCAATGTGACCCACCGCAACATCGATCGTGTCCGTGAACACATCCAGCGCCGCAGACTTCCACGAGTCAATCGAGGCGTGCTCCCCCGCGACAAACAGCAGCCGCTTTTCGCGCAACTCTTTTATGTCGAGAGGCTTGTCGCCAATCTTCTTACCCGCATTATCAAGAATGGGGACCAGCGGGGGGGAAGCGTTCAGGATAATTCGAGCATCCATCGATGCGTAGTCAGCCGCGAGCATCAAATAAGCCCACATGAGGTTGATGAAATCCTGCATAGGGATGACACCCTGAATCTCCGAAACCGGGTCACCCTTCAACGTCGGACGGTTAGGAACCTCCACCACCGGCACAACACCCATCGGGTTGTTCAACGGCCACGTCAAATCCTCAACGGGGACACGCGCAACCCAACCACCATCCTCAGCAATCCCAGTACGCGACTGCTGCGCCTGAGAATCCCGCTCCGTCGTGTGAGGAATACGTTTACGCTCAAACTTCCAAATATATTCAGGCGTGTACAGCGTGCCGTACTCCATCGTTTCGTCAACCCACGTCTTCAACGCAGCCTTACGAATCAGCGGGTTCGCCCAGTCATACTCAATCTCCACATTCGACGGATGCTCCCACGTCACCACAGGCTCATCAGTTCGACGGTCACCCCACACAATCACGAACGACCGCGCCGCCGTCAACGTCGTCACAAACCCTTGCGACGACTGCATCTCCATCTCATTCAACAACCACTGCTCATGCAGAAACTTGCCCGCACTCGACGGCTTACCATCAGCACCAAGAATCTTCATACCCGTATACCGGATACGCTCCGCCTCAGCATCAACAACCGGTGCACACCAGTTATCCGAAAACCCCACATACCGTTCCGCGTTCGCCTTCCGCCACTCCGCCGTCGCAAACGACAACGGCTGCTCACCACGCTTATACGCCTCCCGAACATCAATCTCCGGGCGGCGAGCATTCAACCGTGTGTAAATACGTGTAACCAGTTTTAAGGCCTCGGTTGCATCCAAAACGGGGCCTCCAAATGGTTAGTAGTAAATCAAGTTCTGTGGTTTCTCAGTCTTCGCACCCGCACTAATCGCATCCGACGTTGCCTCATGCGCAAGAACCGAAGACATAGTGAGGTCAAACTTTTGGTGATCGGCAGGCTTCCCCAAAATGTATTGACGCAGCCCAGTCAACTTGTCCACATTGCGGGCACGAATAATCGCATTACGCATATGCGTATCCACGTCAGAATCCGCGTCATGGTGAAACCCGGAATCAGTGTTGTACACATCCGTTCGGAACCGTTCCAAACTTGAGTGCATAGCCGAGATCCGGTTCGTCTGCCACTTGACGAAAACCTTCTCGCCAAACTCAGCCGCCCAGTTATCAATATCCGTTTCCCAAAACATCGGATCACAGTACGCACGAACAATGTCAAACTCGCGCGCCAACTCCGACACGGCAGCGTTCACCTCAGAGTGCGGAATCTTCCCACCAAAATCTTGTGGTCGCCAATACGTTTTACGCCCAGTGTCCCCATAGGTGGGGGTGAACTGGTAGAAGTCCAACGTCTCCAACCGAATCCCCGTGTGGTCGTTATTATCCGACCCGTCAAACCCGAGACACACCTTCGTGCGGGCAGAAACAAGGATCGGCTCATGCCTGCCCTCTTTACCATCCGCAGTCGTTGCCGCCCACTTCGGCATGTCCATCCACGAACCCAAACCGGCAACAATCCGATCCCCGAAAAACCGTTCAGCCTCAGCCGGGTTCGACTCAGCCAACGCAATGGCCTCAGCCTCAATCGACCGAATATCAACCCACGGCGACGACGCATAATTCCAACGGAAAATCTGCTCCCGATCCTTCTTCAACGCAAAATCCAGATGCGCCGGCGGAGGAAAGTAATGCTTCAACACATCAGGACGTTTCGACTCGTACGTGTCCTGCGCAACCGAGTTCTCAGACGGATCGAACGGGTTCGTAGACTGCGACACCCGCCCACCCATACCCGCAGCTCCACGCTGCAACGTACGGATGAACTTCTTCATCGAGTTCGAATCAGTCCACAACCCAGTCTCATCACAAAACCCGCGCGCAATCCTCGCACCCAGTTTGCCGTCCGCCTTCGACGTAACAATCTCCACACGACAATCACGGTTCCGGTTCGGATGCCGAATGAACGCCTCACCAGTCTTCGGGATCACATTAGCCAAAGGGCCATCGTCAATCATCGGGACGAGGGCACCCCAAGTGTTCTCCACCTGATCCTCAACCACAGCCGCCAACTGAATACGCGGTGTCGGCCACGGACGACCCATCGGCTCGCCCACCTCATAAAAGTAGACACCACCACACGGGCACGGCACCGGCTGGTCAGCACACGCATAAAAGTCACCCTCGACCGCAAACCCATCAAACAAGGCAGGGCCAACAAACTCCAGGCACGCCTCAGCCGCAACCCCCGGAGACTTCCCAACCTTCTGCGCCGCCATCCACATGCCCGTCCGATACCGGAACGCCTGATTCAGCTCGCCGCGCTTCGCCCCCGCACGAACCTCATACCAATTCGCCAAATACACGCGATGATCCACAGTCGGCACAAACGGATCACCAGCCGTATCCCCATCAGGGACAACACAATGCTGCTCAATCCACCACATGCCCAAATACCCAAGCGAACGAGTACGCGGCGGAATCTTGTAGTCAGGCCCCTTCAACAGAAACAGCCTTCAACCAATCACCCGACGTAGTACGCCGAGCAGCCACAACAACAGGCACCGCAGACGACTCCGCAATCTGCCAAAAGTTTTTACGCATCCCAGAAATCGACAAACCCAACTCATCCTCCATACGAAGAACAGCAGTCTTCAACCCCGCAGATGCCCCAGCCTCCGTCGCCTCAAGAAACGTGCGCACATACGCCGCAACCTGAAACTTCAACCCCAACGCCGACCACGCCGCCGCCTGCGGCTTCGACCACAGCTCAGTCCACAACTCCACCTCGAGCCGCAACGCATCCGACAACGGAAAAGCAGGCACAACACCGGCAAACCCATCAGCCGGCAGAACCGTCCAATCCTTCTCCAAAGACCTATACGAGTTCGGATCAGGCGCAGGACCAGAACGCGAACGAGCACCACCACTAGTCATCAGGCACGCCCATCAGATTCAAGCTGCATGACACCATCAATAAACAACCGCCGCCGACCATCAACCTCACGGTAATCAATCAACCGCAAACGCGCATCCTCAATCATCAGCCAACCTTTTCCTCAGCATTGCGCTGCACCCATTGCGGGCATCGGACGAACAAGTATTCGAAAAACGGTAATCGAGAAGCATAATCAGAAACGCTTTGAACCCGTCTGAGGCTCTTTCCACC